ATATGCTATATCCCTTTTTTTATATATACACACATATATACGCACATACATATGCACATGCGTTCATTTCTTCTGAAAAAAAAGTTTTTTTGCGCTGGATTTTTCCAGCGTTTTTTTTGGCTGGAAACCATAACCCGAACAATTGTTCCAGATTATCCCATAAAAACCCTTGTTTTATGGGATAATATCAGTTAAAAGAGGTTATGGCAGGGCAATACCGCACTGCCAATCTAGAAAAAAGCGAGTAAAAACAATGACTTACACATTTGGAATAGAAATCGAAACCGCAGGCGTTTCAATATCACGCATACAAAATGCATTTGATCGTGATGGAATACGCGGATGCCAAGTAAAACCAGACGGCACCCCAAACGTTGACGCCGAAATCGTATTGCCACCATTGGGCAATTGCCAAGTAGCAAAAGAATATTTGGAAAGCGTGACAAACGTTCTTTTGAATGTTGGCGCAGATGTAAACAGATCATGCGGTTTGCATGTTCACATTTCAAACGCACCATTGAATGACGACACAAACGCCGCGCGTTTTACTGGTGATAGCATCCAACACACTTCACGTACTGGACGTTTCTTATCACAGCATGGTGAACCAATGGACGCTGTGATTGTTAAGGACATCATGCAACGCTACGAACGCCAACAAGACACTCTAAATCGCATGTTCCCAAATTCACGCACCAACAATCGCTATTGCCAACCATTGAACGCAACGCGCATTGGCAACGCTAACACCATTCAAGAGTTAAATCATGGCAAGTTTTACGCTGTAAATCTTGATACATGGCGTCGCGGCACGATTGAATTTCGCCAACATTCTGGAACAATCGACGCCACCAAAATTTGGAATTGGGTGCAATTCATTCTTAACCTAGTAAACTGGACACAAACCGAGCGTATTGACACCAACGCATCCAGAACAATTGTTACTGATACGCCCGTTGATCCGTTTCGCAGAAATTCACGCGTTGGCGTCCAGTATACAATGATGCGTTCAGACAATGGCGCAACAACGCGCGACATCATGGACGCGACTGGATGTAGTGAACAGCGCGTTCGCGCGGCGGTTTCTGAAATCCGCGCCCGTGTTGGTGATGGTGCTGTCATCACTCACACACAACAATCAAATGGTGCAAGTTATGGTGACGGCACAGACCACACGCGCTACCAAGTTTTACAAACGATTGAACAACAAACTGGTGGCGTTGCATTGCTTCCAGAAAATCGCATTGGCATTGCGTCCGTTTGGGCAGGTTTGTCAGATGAGTTATTCGAATATTGGAATGACCGCATTGATGAGTTGGCGCGATAAGCGCCAACCACACTTCACAGCCCCAGAATTGCCCGCCTAGTGCGGGCTTTTTTGTTTTCCAAGGTACCCTAGCCAACCCGAACAATTGTTCTGAAATCGGGGTATATGGGGCCTATGACCCCCCCTTATTTTTTGTATGTGTCGGTGCGGCACATACACAGTGTTTCCCACCTACAATCACCAGAAAAAACCTTTTCACTGCGTATGGGACCCATAGGGGGTCAAAAAAATTTTTCACAAAAAATCCGTTGACTTGTCCCATAGATACCCATATCGCTTGGGGAAAGGAGATTATTATGCCGAAATATAAGTTGACGTATGGTATTGACGATGAGTTTTGGGGTCAGAGTGCTGGCGAGGTTGTTCCTGTATTGCAGGAGCGTCATATGTTGGGTGGTAGTGATAGTGAGCGTAGTTTTCGTCGTCGTTTAGCGATTGAGATGTGTGAGTGGAATGGTAAGAATTATTGCTATCATAGCCGTGATGCGTTGGCGAAAAGCATGATTGAGAATGGTTTATTAGAGGTGATTGATTAAATTTCGATAAATTGTTAGGATTGCGTCAATTGATAGCGGAGATTTTAGATGAATGTACGCATGACGCCACCTCAAGGCCCAATGGGACAACCGATGCCGATGGGTGGAGCGCCTGCCCCGATGCCACCTATGGGTGGTCCGATGCCTGTACCTCCGATGCAGCCTACGGCTGGACAGCAACAGAAGCAGGGATTGGGGAGTGCGTTTGGCGGGAGTGCGCAGGGTCGCGGTCAATTTAAGAATTTCATGTCTGCGAAGAAGCAGACGAGTGCGTTGGTTCCACCGATGCAGTCTTCGATGCAACCTATGGGTTCTGCTCCACCTATGGCGCAACCGAGGATGGCACCACAGCCTATGTTGCCGGGTCCTGCGCCACAGATGATGGGAGCGATGAAGCCTATGGGAGCGCCACAGATGGGTGGACCTGTTCAGGCGGGTCGTCCGATGCGAGGGACTCAGGGTGGATTGGGCAGTGCGCCAGTTCAGTTGAACATGGGTGGTGTTGTTGAAACGCGAGATGGTGCTGAGATTCCTCGCCGCACTGAGATTTATGGTGTTCCACATGAGCTTTCTTACATTAATAATCAAGAAAAAGCGTTATTGAAGGGTTTGGGGGGCATGGGTACTCCGGGTCCCGGTGGTGTTCCTCAGTATAGTTTTTGGGCTGCTGTAGACAAAGCATTAGGCACTAATTTTTCTGGAACTAACCCATCTCCTTCTACTAACAACAACAACAACAACAACAACAACAATAACAATAACAACAATAACAACAATAACAACAGCAGTGTTCCTGTTTACGATAACTACTATGACGCGATTGATGCGGAGGGTGTTGGTGCTACGGTTAATATTGGTGGCAAGATTGTTAAGGCTGAGACTGCTGATGGATATACTGGTACTGGAAGTAATACGAACACCAGCACGGCTAAAGATTACAGCTTTATGGATGCTGATGAGGAAGAGGATTACAACTTAGGTACTGGCACTGATTATAGCACTGCCTATGATCCGTTTTCTGATAATAACGATAATGATAGTCCATCGACCACAGTTGTAACTGGTTCGAGTGGTTATCCTAGCTTGGACGCTACTGCTGGTGTTAATGTTACGGGTCCGACTGCGACTACTGATGAGATCATGGATGCTTATAGCGCCCTTGATGCTGATGAAGAGGAAGATTTTAATTTAGGGACTGGCACGAGTTACGATACGGCGTATGATCCATTTGTTGATGATGATCCTGATGTTGTGACGGGTTCTAGCGGTTATCCGAGTTTAGATGCGACTGCTGGTGTTAATACGAACACGTCTGACACGAGTTATGTGGACACATCTTCGATTAGCGGAATTAGCGATGCATCTGGCGTTGATTATAGTTCAGTTGATGATGGTACTGATTATAGTGTTTTGGACCCTGATCCTGAAGAGGACGATAATTTAGGCACTGGTGCGACTTACGACGATACTTATGAGGGTGGCACGGTTGTTGTTGGCGGTGCGGATGATTCTAGTTCGGCAGTTTCTCAGCCAGTTGAGCCTACGGTTTACTATGACATGTTTGGCGGTGAGCATTCGACTCAGGAAGCTGCGAATGAGGCTGATGCGGCTTATACGGCTGCGCAACAAACTGCCATTGATATAGCTTCTCAGACTGATAATATTCCGGGTTATACGATTGGTGGTTATGAATATGAGGGTCCTGATTTTGATCAAGAGGCTGTTAACACTGCGAAGTTGATGAATGACTACAGTGCGATTAGTGATGACTATAGTACATTTCAAGGCAATGACTTAACGAAAGGTTCTGGAAATACAATAGGTTACGCGACTGGTGGATCGAAAGTTGGATATGCTGCGGTTATTAATCCTGTAACTGGTGGCATTGATATTTTGACTCCGGGCAGTGAGAGTGTTGAGGCATCTTTTGCGGCTGAAGAGTTAGAGGATGCGTTGAATTACTTGACTGACGGTGACGTTGATTTAACGAATTTGGATGCTCCGTTGGATTTGCTTCCTGAAGTGAGTGGTGGCACTGACACTATTGGTTTAGATGCTGAAGGTCGTTTGATTGAGTATGGCGTTGATGACATTGAGGAGATGCTTTCACAGTTAGAGGGTATTTCTGACATGACTGAGGAGGAGCTTGCGGCTATTGCGGGTGATACTCCGATTGAGACTGATTTTGAGGTGTTTCCAACGGTTGATGGTACTGTGACGCGAGATGAGATTGAGGCTGATTTAGCTGGTGATGGCTTAACTGATTATGAACGCGAAGCGTTTGGAACTGACGCAGAGACTTTTTACAGTGATTTAGGTGATACGGAAGCTGACAGTGGAGATGTTGCTGGTGGTATTGATGACGCTGTGAATGCTGCGTTAGAGGGTATCGTTAGCCCTGAAGACTTCCGCGCTAATGAGGCTGCGTTAGCTGGTATTGATTTTGAGACTGGTGAGCGATTAGGCGGTTCTGCCGATGTTGATGAGGTAAAGGAAACGTTGATGAACAACGTAAAGCAGCGCGTTTCTGAAGTTGAGGGTACATCTGATGAAGGTGGTTATGATCGTTTATTGGGTAGCCAAGAGGATCGTTTTGGAATTACGCCGACAGAGATGACTGTATCTGAGATTCTTGATTTCCAAAAAGCTCGTGGTCCGGGTAGTTATGCGGAATATTCTGAGGATACGGTTGGTCGCATTTCAACGCCTGTTGGTAAATATCAAGTTGTTGGCACAACGCTTCAAAGCCTTGTAGACGCTGGTATTGTTAATGAAAATGACATGTTTAACGAGGCAACTCAGGAAAAAATTGGTTCTTATTTAATTGAACAACGTGGTTTGTTTGATGAGGGCATTACTGACGATCAGTTTGTAGAGAACTTAGGAAAAGAGTTTGAAGGCATTGAGCGATTTGGTTACGACAGTGACGATGGCACTTCTATTGCTGCTCGCAACGATGCTATTGAGGCTGTTTCTCCAATTGTTCCTAATGCTGAGATTCAGCAAATACAATCGCAGCTTGAAGAACAAATTCCAAACAATTTACTTGAACAGTTCTTATCTTTTGCAGCATATGCTGTGCCGATTGTTGGCTCTACGATTGCGCGAGACTTGCGTGAGCGTGGTCCCGCAGAACGTGAGGCTTTGGTTCAACAGCATGTTGATGCGATTCAAAACGGTGCTACGCCGAAATACGACGATGAAGGTCGCTATGTAGGCTATGACATTTCTACGATGGGAACTTTTGCGGATAAGGTTCTCGCGGCAGATGATATTGGTGTGTTCTTACCTCCGACAGATGATATGACTGAAGAGGAGATTGCGCGTCTTGCGGACGCTGATGGTGATGGTCAGATAGACGCTGAACGGTTAGAGGAGCTTTTTGATGTTCAATCTATTGCAGCCGAACAAGACCCATATGGTATGAGTACAGAAGACGGATTTATTGTTACGGGTGTTGATGACCAAGGCAATAAAACTGAAACTGAGTATGTTGTAAACACTGGCGGTGGTGTTGATCAGGTTGGTCAGAAGTTTGATTCTGATGGCGATGGTCAAGTTGACACTGATGTTGAGGGTGAGGATACAGACACTTTCGTTGAGTTTGAACGTGATGGTGGCGATGAAGTTGAAGACATCTTTGGCTTAAACGAGGAAGAAGAAGAAACTGGCAGTGACGATCCGATTGATCCATGTCCAGAAGGGTTTATGTTAGACCCTGTTTTGGGTGAATGTGTACCGATTGATGATGTTGTGGCAGGCTCTCCGAGTTTAAGTCTGCAAGAGATTAATCGTGATACTGGTGGCGGTACTGGCGGTGGTGGAGACACAACGCCTGTTGTTGGTGATCCGCTGATTATTCGTGCGCCACAACAGTTTGCACGAGGTGGTCCTGTTGATCTTGATCCGAACACCTATGACTTTAGAGGCTTTGATACAGACAATCCGTTTACTATGAGTTCTATCAATCAAATGCAAAGATATCAGGTAGGGTTGAACGATTTTGATGAAAGTCAAATGGAGCTTTATGACCTAAATCGTGATGGTGCTGTGGATACTACAGATGTTACTGCTGGATTACAGTATCTCACGTATTCTCCTGATGGCGTATTTGACGAACAGCGAGCCAATGAACAAGATTTTTATCTTTACACTCCACCGATTACGCTAGGTGCGCGTCCAACGCAGCAGGCTACAACTCCTAGCCCTGTTGCGCAGCCTGTTCAGCAGCCTGTTCAGGGGATGACAGTTCGCAAGCCAAAGCAGTTTAATCGCGGTGGTGCTGTAACGCCGAATATTGATAGATTCATGCAGTCTTTAGGGGCCTAGAATGAATGATTTAAGCGACTTTTCGAAGTACCTTACAGATGAGGAACTAGCGAAGGTCGCTCCTATGTTGGAGCGTTTGCAGACGCTTGATAAGCGTGTTGAGAAACAGGACAACTATATGAGTTTTGTTAAGCATGTTTGGCCTCAGTTTATTGAGGGCAGGCATCACAAGATTTACGCTGAGAAGTTGCAGGCTGTTGCGGATGGTAAGATCAAGCGTTTGATTATTAACATGCCGCCTCGACATACGAAGTCAGAGTTTGCGAGTTATTTATTTCCGACTTGGCTGATGGGC